GGTCGAAGCGTTCCCGTATTCAATGCGGCGGCAAATTCGGCTTCTGATTGATGGCCCAAGACAGATTGCATCATAATTTTTTTGATCTCTGCGGCTGTTTGGGAAATCTGATTGCTCGCTGTTTCGACTTCAAACTTTAGGACGGTTGCTATTGTCTCAGCTGAAGGTGTGACCGGGGGAGGTGGTACAACTATAACCTGAGTTGCAAACGAGACTGATAGTTTCTCAAGTGCCGCGTCCATTCCGTAACCGCCTCTGAATAGTGATTCAAAATCAATATCACCTAACAAAGCGGCGGCCTCGTTGCTTGGCAATCTAGCCAATGCGGGGTATCTTGATACCACCATATCAATAGCGGATTGATACGCGCTTGAGTAGGCTTGTGCGGCTTTGTCAGTCAGGTCGGGCATCTTCCTCTATTTCCTCAGTATCTTCAATATGGCCTGCATCGTCTCCATTCGCTCGATTACGGTATATATCTTCTCCAACCTCACAGCGCTTGAAATGCTCGACGCAATCATCCGTTATCAATTCCAAGTATGTCATCAACGATTGTGCTTCGTCCATTTTCGGCCTTCTTTATTACGCCCGCACTTGTGGCGTTATTCGTTATCAACTCTTCGGCCTGCTTCTCATCCAGGTCGGGGTTATTTCGCATAGCTATGTCAACGGGGGTGATTAGGTTGTGGCTCAAGTTCCAATCGTCCTGCTCACGTTGTTCCTGTGGGCTTAGAAACTCAACCGACTCTGAGAAGTCAACCATTAGTGTGTCAGGGAGTGAAACACCAACACGGCTCAATATATCACGCTCGATTGCATATACTTCAGCTTCAACATTCTTCCACCTTGCTACATCGCCCACACGTTCGTTCTGAAGCTCTTGGTTTCGTAACTTAATGGCAATACCTGACTCGGCTTGTGCAGAGCCTTCAACGAAGTCCTCTGGTAAGTGGTATGCCCGGGCGATATGTTTGTATAGCTGAGATTGTGCCATTGTGACATCGCCAACAGTTGAGGGCGGGCTTAATATCCCAGCAGCCGCACCTTCAGGCAGGGCTGGCACCTTGTCAATGCCCCATTCAATCTCTTGATCGGCCTGCAGCCCTGTGACGTAGGGTTGTCCAAAGCTCTGATAGCCAACATTAGCATTTAATGCTGTCTGATAAAAGTTTATGCACAAATTCCCCTGAGCGAGATCCTCAGTTGGATTGTGATTGTAGAAATGTTGTGGTTGCTCTGTCCAGGCCAAGACAAATGGGAAGGGACCAGTAACCGACTCTGTTTGCTTCTGTATCCCATTGGCATCTATTATACGCCAGCCGTTCAAGTCCCATTCAACGAAGGTCTGTTCGTCTGTGCTGTCTGTGTTGGTTGATTGGGCTAGAGGGTATCTAATGCCAATCATATCACCGTACTTGTCAAACCAGGGCTGGAACTCAATCAATATAGAGTGGTCAATGATCTTCGTCTTGTCATTCCAAAAGGGGTGAATAGCGACAACATCTAAAAGGTTGGTCATCCTTTCGATACGTTGCATTCGCTCGTGTTTCTTAGGGATATGTTCGTTATAGCGTACTGTTGGAGGGTCTGCATCGAAGAATCGCTTGGCCTCAACCATATAGACCTCTGACGTTCTATCAATGACCCGCTTCGTGATATTGATGTTCCCAATAGGGACATTCTTTAGAAGGTTTTCAGCGAACCACCTCTTTGTCAGGTCATCAGTTTCAGCGTTATAGTAGAGTAGCCGGTTATGCCTGCGCTTCATAAATTGTTTATATTCCAGCTCATTAGCTGCGAGTCTTGAGAGTTTTACGGCACTTTCTGCGATGTTCGGAATCATTACTACCTCATGATTGAGCCGACGAACCCTCTATTGATCGGCCAAAGAAATTCTACACAATAACCCAAAGCATCAGACATATGCGTCCTTGCCTGGTCTGTCTTGTCCACGTCGCTACCCTTCCAAACAACGCGCTCCAAGTCAGTAACTAATTCCCTGCATTTCTCTGTATCTATTGTCATTCGCATTTCGCCTGCTTGTGACATGAATCGACTATTAACGGCATTAACCCTATCCTTGACAGGTGGGTGTGCGCGTCTTGCTATTACGATAAATCCGTTTTCTCTAAGGATGGCGTGGTCTGAGCGTGTGCTGGATGTTTTGCGAGCAGAACCGGCAGGGTCGGGATATACCGTAGCCCCTGGGTATTTAGCCCTTAATGTTGCCGCCATCTCAAACGTATTTGAATCTCTAAGCACCACCTCATCGAACCAATGAACATGGTCTTTGCCTATTCTATGCCCTATTGCGGCGGTCATCTTCTGTACGTTGAAATCCATACCAATAACAATAGGCGCATCACCCAGGTCATCCCTGCGGTCGTCATGCGTATCTCTATTGAATGAGTAATAGACCCTGTTCGATACAGTTTCAAAACTTGCTTCATACTCTTGTCTAAATGTCCTTGCATCAAGATCGCGCCTTGCGGCCTCTATCTCTTGTGGCTCAATATAACCACCCTCAATAGACTTGTATTGCCAAGACTGCCAGTTCTTTTCGTTAGACTGACCTCTATCATATAGATCGTAAAAGTGATTTAAACCGTCAGGCGTTCCCGTGAATAGGGCAGGGGCGTTATAATCTGAGAGCATTGGCCTTATGACCTCACCCCAAACATTCGGCTTCATATAGGCGTATTCATCCATAACGATACGCCTCAAACCGACACCTCGCAAACTGTCCTCATTATCTGCACCCATTAATGAAATCTTGTGCTGATTCGGCAATGTCGCTGTTAATTCGACTTCTGAGTAGTTCACATGGTTGTGCCATCCCCAAGCTCGGTGCAATTTCTTCAACACCGGCCACGCTATGCGCTTCGCTTGACGGTATGTAGGAGCTACAAACCACGAAAAGCCCTCGGGTTCTATCTTGGGTGGGTGTAAATACATAATGCCGAGATACGTCTTGCCCCATCTTCGGCCACATGCTAGTATTTTGAATCTTGCTTGATCTTGGAGTATCGCGCCGCGTGGTCGCTTTAAGTCTACCCTCATTCAATGACAATGCCTGTGAGCGGTTCTAGCTCTGTGATTGCTATCTTCTGCGTTGCAATGGCTAGACCGTCTTTACGGTTTGTCAAATAATCTCGCGCTCCCTTATCTCCGGCCTTTGCTTGTTCTACTGCTTTAGCTAGTATCTCAGCCCAATCATCATCACTTACCTTTGCCTCTATCATCTCAGCAACAGCAAAACCCTTCTTGGGTCGCCCGTTGGGGTTTCCGCTTTGTCCTGGTTTAAATGCTGTCTTGGGCGCTTTCCGCTTAGGTCTGTTATCAGTCTGCTTTACAGATTCGCTATTCATCCCCATATAATAAGCAATTATTTTGCCAAATGCAAGCAAAAAAGCCCCCCATTTCTGAGGGGCTAACCCATGTCTGCCATCACATGGGAGGAGGAGTGTATTAATTGACGTTCAATTCACTTTCTATTCTTGCTGAACCCTTGAGCCTATTCATGGCGCGAATTAAGTCTTTCATTTTCGCACGGGCTTGAAATTCCATGTTCCCATAAGGGCGGCCAGAATCATCATTGTCGTTAGTGTTGTAGTATATCTCTCTGACCTTCTCAATGTGGCGACTCAATAGTTGAAACATACTTCTCATTTTACAATCCTCCGTTTAGCTCCCTTTTTCCCTAATTCTATCCATTCGTCAGGGTCTTTCCTATCATCAATGACAGACAATAGGTCACCCATGACTTGAATTTGTAACCAGAGTTCGTGGTTAGTTTTCTCTAGCCAGTTTACAAGTGGCGTTGCATCTTCAAGTCTTGCAAGGGATGGGTATTTATTCCCTGTTGCCTTTTCGTATTCTTCGCAGATCATTTAAGCATCAATCCAATCTATGATAGTGTCAACATCAATAATGTCAACGTCTGCTCTGGTTGCATTTTTATAGGGGTCATTAGTTAATGCAATTTTAATCACACTTGCATTTCTATAACCATAATGCAGTTCAACGTGAGAGAATGTTCCGTTTTCGTATGCCTTTGTTATTCTTGAAATCATAGTGTCATTTAACTCTGTCTTGATTTCTCTAAGTGTTGTATGTATTCTCAAAGTAAGCCTCCTCTTGCTTGTCACTAATATAACACCGCCACAAGCCCATGCAAGTAGTTTTAAAATTTATTTTTTATACAATATAAAAAGAACATGTCGATAGCTTGGACATGTACCGATAACGTGTCTATTATTTGACCAGATTGCGACACGT